TGAAGCTGTTCCGCAGAGAGAAAGTGGTAAAGAACAGCCGATGTATCGTATCTATGCTGACAGTCGCATACCTATCTCTAGGGCTGTTGGTAGCGTGATGAAGACTAAGCACAATGCCGCAAGGACGGCTTACACCTTTGTTTACGAGAGCTGGAATGAAGTATTCAGATACTACAACCACGATCAGATTAAGTCACATAGTACAACGCGAGGTCTCTTCAAACGTGGAGACGTCACAGAGAACGTATTGTACTCCAACATTAACACTATGCTGCCAGCAATATATAGTAAGAACCCGGATATCTCTGTTAGTGTTCTTAGTAGCGGAAAAGAGAAGTTCCAGAAGGCATTGCAAGCTCTGCTCAATCGGCTCATTCGAATGAAAGCTGCTCCAGGTATCAATTTGAAGCAAAAGGCTAAAAGAGCATCAATGTTTGCTGAATTATGCAATCTAGGCGTGTTAAAGTTAGATTTTGTATCTAAGGCTGAAAGTCGTGACGTTGCACTCGAACAAATGGCGGAGATCAAGGGTAAACTGGCAAAGGCTAAGAAGAGTAATGAAGTGGAGGAGTTGTATGGTCAATTGGCCGCGCTTGAGACACAAGTCGAGACTAGCGAACCATCAGGATTTAAGGCTTCTGCACCCCTACCGCATGACATCATTATTGATCCCTATGCCGTCGAAGCAGACGGATCAGATGCTGAATGGGTCATGGAGCACACGTTCCTACCGACACAGTACCTTAATGCTCGATTTGCTCAACCGGGCAAAGGGGATAAGAAGGATAAGAGCGTATTAGTGTATAAACCAACACATAGGGCGAGCTTCGATGCAAAGAATGGGAATAGAGATGATGGAATGGGCCTCGTCATGGAGGCTATTACTGGTGAAACATCTGTCCCGACCGATTATACTGATCAGGAACGACTGTCATATATGTATCGCTATTACACTGAAGTGGTATGGGTTTGGGATAAGACAAGTAGACGGATCTTACTCTTCGACTTCAATGATTGGACTTGGCCTATTTGGGTTTGGGACGACTATCTTAAGCTTACCCGCTTCTTCCCTTACTACTTCATGCAATTTTCGTTTTCTACGGGAGGTATGGTTAGCGTTGGGGCCGCTTCGTATTACTTGGATCAGCAAGATATTATCAATGAGATCAATAGGAAGTTAGCTAGAATTAGGACTGGTGTGTTTGATTTTATCTTCTATAACTCCAATGCTATATCTAAAGATGAGATAGAGAAGGTAGTTAAGGCTATACGTGGGGAGACACCTAATGGAAAGCGGATGCTTGGGATCAAAGCTGAACCCGGACAGAAGTTATCCGAACTCATCGAAGCTATGGGCTGGCCCGGTGGTAAAGAGATTATTGCCCTTTTCGACAAGGGTGATACTTATGCAGCAATTGATCGTATATCAGCGACTTCAGATGCTCTGCGAGGAACTCAGTTCAAAGCTAATACCACCCAAGATGCAGTCCAAGCTTATGTCGATGCTACTAGAATACGAATTGGAGCAAAGACGGATGTCATCGAAGATACTATAGCTGATTTCGCTATTTCAGTGGCTGAGATCGCTGTACAGGTCTTTGATAAGGTAACGGTAGCAGGTTTGATAGGAGAACAGCTTGCAGAAGGTTGGGAGAACTGCACACCGTCTGATCTACACGCGCAGTACACGATCTCGGTTGTTGCAGGAAGCATTGAGAAGCCTACCAGTGTTTTCAAGAAGAAGGAAGCAGTTGAGATTGTGCAATCTATCGGACAGTTTAGTAAGGTTGCTCCCGGAGCCACACTTCTCATCATACTTCGTGTACTCCAAAACGCTTTTACCGAAGTTGTCATTAAGCCCGAAGAGTGGAAAGTTCTTGAAGACGCGGTGATGCAGGGGACGCAAGCGGCTTCGCCGCAAGGAGGTGGCGGACAAGGTGGAATGCCAAGTAAAGAGCAGCTAATGGCATTACCGCCAGAGGTTAAGTCTCAGGCAATGCAGATGCAGCAGCATGGGGCAAGTCAAGAGCAGGTAATACAGTTCTTACAGCAACAAGTACAGAAGATGGGTCAACAAGGTGGTGGAGGTGCTCCGCCTAATGGCGCACAACCGCCCTCACCTCCGCAACCAACAGGAGCGCAAAATGGCGGGCAGGCCGGGACAGTTCAATGAAGATGGTGGAGACGTTAGAGAGCAAGTACAGGAGACCTTTGCCGAAGACTTCGACGACGGAGATACCGGCGAGGACGTTGGGGGAGATGATGAGGATACTGGGGATACCGAAGGCGAGAGTGCGGAAGACACAGAGGAACTTGAAGGTCTACCGAACTTTGAGAAGTTTCTTAGAGATACAGAAGTAAAGGATAATAGGAAGACTAAGGATGGTAAGGGTGAGCAGAGACAGGAAGAACAGCCCCGAACTAGACCAGATCGATACGAGCAAGATCAACGAGGAAACGTTATCGATCCTCGGACGGGGAAGGTATTGGCTCGTGCCGGAGCAGAAGCGCGGCTATATATGGATAGTCGGCGAGCCAAGATGGATGCATTTCAGGCAACCAGAGAGCGCGATGAGTTAAGGGGTCATTTACAGCAAGCAGTAGGTTTTGTGCAGCAGTTCCGCGCGCAGCTCGCAGGTATGCGTGAAGCGAATAGTCAGGCTGAAAGGTTAGGAGTTAGTCCATCTGAGATCAGTCAAGGTGTAGAGTTTATTGCTAGACTGAAGAAAGGTGGTACAGAGGGCATACAGGCGATAAAAGAAATATTGACCAGAGCCGCAGCGGCTGGTATGGATGTACAATCTTTAGGTGTAGGTGCTGGTGGTATCGATGTTAAAGCAATCATCGATCAAATCAGACAAGAGTTTGCACCGATTAAGTCGGGGTTCGAGAATGCGAGGTTATCGGTAGCTCAGCAGCAAGAAGCGCAGAACAGACAGCAAGCTGCGTATAATCGTGCCTCTGAGATTACTTATAGCTTCTTCGCGCAGAACGAAGATGCTTTACCGTTCGCCCCTGTAATCGAGAAAGCACTGCGTGACCCTCGCTATAGTGGTTGGACTATACGCGAAGTTTGGCAGCAGATCCAACTTCACCTTGCTAAACGAGCCGGTAATGGCTCTGCTAACGGCCAGGGTACTCACCGAGGACTTCCTCGTGGTGGTAGGCAGCCATATGGCGGACAGATTGATCAAGAGCCAGTAGCTCATCCCGATCAGTCGTTCGACGAGATGGTGAACCAAATTCTGGACGAGCATGGGATGCAATAGCATCTTTAACTTAAAGATGCGCCCTTTAGCAAATTGAGGTGAAAGATGGCAGGCACTGTCACAGGTCTTGATACAATCGTAAATTCGATGCTTACGCGCTCTCGGGCAAAGTTGATTATGGCTAGTGCCATTTCAGCTACTGTGAGTGCGTATTTGCACGCGAAGAACCGAGTTGTGATCGAGGATGGAGGTAGAGATATCTCCAATCCACTCATTGTTGGCCTCAATCCAAACGTGACGAGTATGCAGTATTACGATCCGGTTCCTGTGAACCAGACGAATGAGTTCACGACTGTGAACTATTCTATGTCTCGCGTCGTGGGTAGTCTGATCATCTCAGATCAGGAAGAAGATGAGAACCAGGGCCGCGCGGCGATCTTCAAGATCCTTACGGGTAAGATTAAGGCACTTGAGGAGAGCATTAAACGACAATTCGCGACGTATCACACCTCTGTTGGAGTTGGTACTGATCCTAACGGTCTTGGTAATCTCGTTCCGGCTGACCCAACTACTGGTTCTATCGGTGGGATTTCCCTAGCTGCTGAAAGTCAGTGGAGGACCAGTGCATACAACTTCGCTGGTGGACTGAATACCGAGAACATCGAAGAGGCATTCGATGATATCATTGAGCTTGATCTCAATCGAGATGGTGAGAAGCCGTCTTGCATCTTTGCTGGACGCAACATCTATCGCATACATAAAGGAGCAGCAAGAGAGAAGCAGCAAATATCCTTGGGAGCTACAGGGACTGGAAAAGCCCTTGTCAATTTGGGCATCGTGGGAACCACCCATAACGGCATCCCGCTTATGTTCGATGAGAAGCTCCCGGCCAACGTAGCTTACTTCATCAATGATGACTTCCTCTCACTTCACGTTCTGCGTGGGGTGAATATGCGTGTTAAGGAGCTAGTTGCTCCGTGGAATACTGATGCGACTGGTCGTCGTGTCGTGTGGCAGGGTCAGTTGTGTACATGGAGAAACTACCGCACTCACGCATATCTCACCAACTAGCCATCTTTAACTTAAAGATGGTTGGCGTAAGGAGCCGCTACGCGGCGAGGACAGTAAAATGATCACAGCAGCACTTAACTCCGGCACTCGTTTAGCTTACGTCGTCATGCCAATTAAGGATAAGGTGACTAGATATATCACTAAGTGGACTAGAGAGAAGGGTTTGCATGAGGAAGCTCAAGAGCAACCCGGTGGCTATATGGTCTACTTTCCTCGAGGTCATGCTTTAAGGATGACTG